GAAGCAATAGTATTAAATGAAAATAAGTTATTTAACTTAATTAAAAATAATCTGGTACCGGATTTAGAACAAACAGAACAGTTTAATCCCGCAGATGCTACAAGTAACAAATATAATCTATCAATAGAATTGAAATGTAGAAATTATCACTACTCAACTTTATTAATAGAAAAAAAGAAATACGATAAATTAATATTAAATTCCAAGTGCCGGTACATTGTTAGTACTCCGCTTGGAATTTTTTCATTTAACCTCAAGAAGTTACCGGAACCAATGTGGGAATACCGGTCTTTACCAGATACATATCATTTCAACAAACCGGAGTTAATAAGAAAAGAAGTTGGATATCTTCACATCAATCAAGCAAAAAATATAACTAATCAATTGATTAACTAAAATTATTTATATATATTTATTAATATCTAAGAACAATATATATACAATCTCCTGCAACGGTTTCGCTTCCATAAAACCAGCAGGAGATTTTTATTTTTAGGAATAATGGCTTTTCAAAGAATTCAAAGTATTTATAGTAAATGAAGTGCAATAAATGTAATCAAGATAAACCGGATACGGAATTCCAAACCTATTTCCATTCTACACAGAATGTGTATAGAACAAGAAGACAATGTAACCAGTGTTTCTACGATGCAAAGAAGCAATTACGTTTATCAAAGAAAATGAGAATGTGCATAGTCTGTGAAGAACAAAAATTATTTACCGATTTCCCAAATTATAAATCATTGGGTTCCGGTGATAAACGTAGAAATATCTGCAAGATATGTACTTGTGAAATTGAGAAGGATAGAAGAAATAGAAGATTAAACAACAATGAAGAAAAGGGAGAAACCGTTCCATTCAAACCAAACACATACAATTCAGAACAACAACGTATTGATGGTTTCCAACTAATGGAAGCCCTTGGCTTCACATTCGTAGAGGAGACCGGTCGTTGGCACAAGGAGGGGTTTAAGAACCCCGACGGTACATTCGTTCGTATCATTGAAAAGAAACGCTTAGATAGAGAAAGAAAGCTAAAAGAAATTGAAGAACTTAATGTTTGGGATAAGATAAGATATTTACGAGAACAAGGTTATTCATTAAATAAAATATCAGAAGAGATTGGTGTTAATTATACCGCAGTATTTAAATTTTTATATTATGGCAAAGAAGTCAAACTCAGAAATTAAATTAGAAGAACTTCTACCAAGTGAATACCTAACTTTATCTGATGAAGATAAGAAGAAGGTTTGTCTTGCTTCAATCAAATCAATGGTTGATGTGATGGCATTATCATTTGGAAAAGAATACACAACACCGGACTACTTTAAAGGTATCCTACAACTCACCATTAACCAATATGAGAAGAACGAGAACTATGAGACTTGTGCAATCTTATATGATATGTTAAATATGGTAGATGAACTGTAAATTAATAGAAGACTATATTGCAAAAAATTATTATGTTCTTAATACAATATCAAAGAATATAACCAAAGGACACGAATTACACCAAGAACTTTTACAAGAAGTAATCTTACAAATACTTGAAAGGGATAACATCGTATTGAAGAATTATACCGACAATGATATAAAATACTACATCACCGCAGCGTTAAAGATAAATTGGCACTCAAAGACATCCCCGTTTTATTACAAGATAAGAAAAGAACGCAGCGCATACACAGAGTTAACATTTGATTTACAACACGATACAGAACAAGAATCATTTGAAAAGCAACAATTATTTGATATATTAGAACAAGAGTTCACAGAACTTGACTGGTTTAGAAAATCTTTGATGGAAATGTATCTTACCCTTGGTAGTTTAAAGAAAGTCTCACAGAAGACAACAATACCCCTAACATCGATATCAAGATATATCAAGGAAAGCAAGGAACAAATAAAAAACAATATCAAAAATAATTATGAATAAGAAGGAACAGTTTCTTCAAATGAGAGATGAAAACTCAACCAATGCATTATTGGAGATGATATATTATATGGGTAACACCGGTGATATGAGTATGATTGAGATTGGTTCATATATCGGTGAAAGCACATTAATATTCTCTGACCATTTTAGGTCCGTAATATCAATTGACCCATTTATCAATGATTATGATAAGAATGATGAAGCAACAAGATACAAAGACTTTGAATATGTATACATTGAATTCATTAAGAACATATCAAGCAGAGATAACATTAGTCATTTCAAATCAACATCCGATGAGGTGGCAACTATGTTAAGACCCATATATGATTTTGTATATATCGATGGTCTACACACATATCAACAAGTAAGAAAAGATATAATAAACTATAAACAATTAATAAAACCCAATGGCTTTATTGGTGGACACGACTATCATCCAACAGGATGGCCCGGTGTTGTGCAAGCTGTAAATGAAACCGTTGGTGTAGATAAAGTATTCCCTGATGGGAGTTGGATAAAGAAACTATGAGAACAGCATTAGTATGTATTGCAAAAAATGAAGATATCTATTTGGAAGAATGGATAAAGTATAACTTAAAGATTGGGTTTGACCATATATTCATATATATGAATGATTGGAGAACAGACTTTGAACATCCCAATGTAACAAAGATTCCATTTGATGGACCGGTAAAACAATTAATAGCATATAACTCATTTAGAGTTAGCCACAAAGACCAATACGATTGGGTGGCATATTTTGATTGTGACGAGTTCTTATGTCTTAAGAAGCATAAGAGTGTCAAGGAACTAATTAAAGCCCACCAGAACGCAAATGCGATAGCCATAAATTGGTTTATGTTTGGCTCGGATAATGTACAAAAGAGAAAAGGTAAGTCTCTATTAAAATTATTTACCAAAAGAAACAAAGATGTGAATCATCACGTTAAGGTAATTGTTAATATGAATGTTCCATCAATAATGGTATTGCCACATAATATCCATCTACCAATGACAGATACAAATGGAAAGGAATTCAACGGACCATTCAATCCAAACGGACCAACAGATGTATGTTACTTAGCACACTATCACAGAAAGACTTATGAAGATTGGTTGAATAGATGTGAGAGAGGAAGAGCGGACTGTAACCTATCATTTACACCAGAGCAGTGGTTAGAATCAATAAACGAAGATGTGGATGTAATTGATACATCAGTAAGAGATTTTTTATATGTTAAATAGAAGAGAAAGAAGATTAGCCGACAGACAAGCAGAAAAAATGTTGGCTGAATTAAAAAGATTAAATAAACAAATGTTAGACCGTCAACCAAAAATGGAACAACCAATTACGGTTTCGGCTAATATGTTAGAAGAATTAAAAGAATATCAAAATGGGATGCGGATGCAAACGACCACCGGTGATTCAGAACCCACAACCGACACCGGTACCAAAGGACAAGTAGATAACTACTTTGATAATTTAGATGACTATCACTTTAATAAATAATATGGAAGCTGTAACAGTAAGCAAAAAGAAAGTAAGAGGATGTACATCCTGCAAAAAGAAGAAGAATGAGATAACAGAATTAGCACCGGTGAATGAAATGGATGATTTATTTATTCCATCACCTGAAGAGATTAAGTTAGCATACGAGGAATTATATAATAAGAACTTGGAACCACATAAAGAATTTATCAGTAAGGTCTATGCGTTCTTGTTTAATGAGAACTTCGATTTTGATTGCCGTAGCTGTGTTAATGCTCAAGCAATTAAATTAAAGAATTACATAACACATACATTAAAATTAAAAGTATAATGGAAGAAGAACCTAAAGGTGCCGGTGGTAGAAAAACCAATGAAGCACAATATGAAGAAAGAATGGTAGAAGTATATGAGATGATACTTTATGATACCCTAAGTTATACCGAATTTAAAAGAGAAGCATCACGTAGATTTGGTATTACACCAAGACAAGCAGAATCGATTTACAAGGACGCAAAAGACCGGTTGAAGGAAAGATTCAGTCAAGAGAGAGAAGCTGTCTTAAATGACCAAATAATGAGGTTGCACGACCTGTTAAAGAGATGCCGTGACAATAACAATCGCAAGATTGAATTGGAAACGCTTGCAACACTTAATAAGTTATATGGTTTGGACCAACCGGTTAAAGTTGATTTAACATCCGGTGGTGCACCATTTGCAATTAATATTGTTTTAGATAAATAAAAAACTTCGTAAATGCCTGATATCAAGTTAAGTAAAAGACAGACAGAGTGTTGGGAATATATCTTTGACAATAAAACATCGGAGATATGTTTCGGTGGTGGTGTATCCGGCGGTAAGTCATATCTATTATGTCTATCAATTGCAACGATGGCAATACAAAATGCCGGTACAAGATACATCTTAGGACGTTCTGTATTGCACACACTAAAACAAACCACGTTGGTAACCCTATTCCAAGTATTAAAGGATATGGGATTATCACCGGACAAACACTTTACATATAATGGTCAAGACAATACAGTTAAGTTATTCAATGAGTCAATCATTATCTTAAAGAACTTAGAGTATACACCCTCAGACCCAAACTATGAAAGACTACAAGGTTATGAAGTTACTGCCGTTGGTGTGGATGAAGCTTCACAAATATCAGAGACTTGTTATAATATTCTTAAGTCAAGGATAAGATACAAGCTAACTGATTATAATTTAATACCTAAGATTATACTAACCTGTAATCCCGGTAACAACTACATCAAACGTATATTTTATATACCATTCCAAGAAGGTAATCTACCGGAGAGCAAAGTATTCATTCAATCACTAATCACAGACAACCCATATGTTAGTCAAGATTATATTGATATGTTACAGACCTTACCGGCAGAACAAAAGAAAAGATTACTATATGGTGATTGGTTCTTTACAGATGAGATTGGTAAGCTATTTGACTATGATGACATTGTAGCTTGTTCTTACAAGAATGCACCTAATCCAAATGATAAGAAATACATATCAGTCGATGTGGCCCGATTTGGTAATGACACAAGCATTGCAATTGTATGGGTTGGATTAACTGTGATTGAGATTGTCCGGTATAAGAAGTTGAATACAATAGAACTATCAAATAACATCAAGGAACTTATTGCCAAGCACGGAATACATCCATCTCAAGTAATTGCAGATAGTGATGGTCTTGGTGCCGGTGTGGTAGATAACATTAGATGTACACCATTCGTCAATAACTCCTCACCATTGCACAAACAAAACTTTGGTAACCTGAAGTCTCAGTGTTATGTAAAACTCTCTGATATGGTCAAGGAAGGAAAGATTAGCATTAACGTAATGGACAGTGCGATAGTAGAAGAATTAACACAAGAGTTATTAACAGTCCGGTTAAAGGATGTTGATAAAGATAATAAGATACAAGTTATATCCAAGGACGAACAGAAGAAGATATTAGGGAAATCACCGGACTTAAGTGATGCTCTAATGTTTAGAATGTTTTGGGAAATAAAGAATATGAATACAACCGGCAGATATGCCATAGCAAGAATATGAAAGACGTAGAATTTGAATTAAACGGGGTAGAATATAAACTACCGGATTTTATAAGCATTGAGAATTATGTTAAAGTTTTCAAGATAAAGGAGATATTCTCTGACAGTTATTTGGCTGCAAAGATATTGAACATAGTTACCGGTGCACCATTGGATTTACTATTAGAAGTTAACTACAACAAAGTCAACTACTTATCCTCATACATTATGGCTTTATTCCCAAAGGATAAACCAAACTTCAAGGATAGATTTACATTAAACGGTGTTGATTATGGTTTCCTACCAACTTGGCAAGAAGTATCGTTTGCTGAGTATGTAGACTTAGACACATTGATTACCAAGAAAGCTGATGAGATGTTGGATTACATTCATATCATCACAGCCATTATGTACCGGCCAATTATTAAAGATGATGGTGAGCATAAGTTCAAGATAGAGAAATACGACAGTGATACGATGTTAGAGCGAGCAGAGCTCTTTAAAAAACATTTAGATATCAAGTTCTTCTTAGGAGGACAGTTTTTTTTTATTCAATTCGCAAAGAAGTACTTAGAGCGTTCCCCGGCATCTTCGACTTTGAATCTGACGACGATGGAACAATTAAAGATGATGTGGAAATACCGGAGGATAATATGGCTGAGTCTTTTGAACAAAGATTTGGATGGTTCTCAGTTCTCAATCGAATTACACAAGACGATGTTACAAAGCATACTGCCGTCTTACAAGGCTCCCTTGTGGGAGCGCTTAATCAATTATTCTACCTCGTTGAAAAGGACAAGGAAATTGAAAAAAGAATGAAGCAACAAATGAAAACACACTAAGTAATATTTTATATTTAACTGTATATGAGTATAACTAATTTCAAACAAATTATTCAAGACCTTAGTGGTATTGCTTATTATCATCCCCAAATCAATTCATTCGGGTTTGGGGATGTTACTCAAATCACTATGGATGTTGAGACCAAGCAAGAACCGGACTATCCGAGAATGTACGTTGTACCGGACACAGTATTGTTAAATCAAAATGCTTTACAGTATAATTTCTCAATCATTATCTTAGACCAAGTCAACGCAGATTTATCAAATCAAAGTGATATAATGTCTGATACCTTGGAGATTACTAAAGACATATTCACAATCCTATATCAATCATATACAGCAAGTTTCGGTGGATTTACAAATTACTATGAACCATTATGGTCACCACCGGCAGTACCCTTCTTAGAAAGGTTTGAAACCATATTAGGTGGATGGACATTGAACATAACATTGGAACAACCATTTGATTATAATGTCTGTGTGTTACCAATAGAGAATTTAAACTTGCCACAATCAGTTAACCTTGTAAACTACAAGCAAATACTAAGTGATTTTGAGCAGATAGCATTTCACCACCAACAAGTTAATTCATACGGTTATGGTGACATTGAACAATTAACAAACGATATAGTAACGGAGAAAGAACCGGACTATCCAAGGATGTATGTTGTACCGGCAGATGTAACATTGGCAGAGAATGAAATGATATATAATTTCCAAGTAATAGTAGCTGACCAATTGAATAGTGATTTATCAAATCAAAGAGATGTGATGAATGATACGCTTGAGATTATAAAGGATATTTTCACGGTATTATATTTATCAGAGTATGAAAGTATATGGGGAGCAAACGTTATTCCATTCCTTGAGAATAACGAGAAAAC